GTCTCTACTAAGATGGCTAGTGGTCTCTACTAAGATGGCAAGATGTCTCTACCAAGATGCAAGAGGTCTCTACTAAGATGGCTAGTGGTCTCTACTAAGATGGCAAGATGTCTCTACCAAGATATCTCTACTAAGATGGTAGTTGTCTCTACTAAGATAGCAAGTGGTCTCTACTAAGATGGTAGTTGTCTCTACTAAGATAGCAAGAGGTCTCTAAATCTTTTTCCTATCCACGCCCATGTTGCGCCCTGTCGTGCGATGATACCATTGATCGTCTTCGTCGAAGATCGGTGCCAACTTCTCTGTAAACTGCTTATTGAACATCTGCTCCTCGTAATAGCTCCGGGGCACGAACCTGTATTCTACCTTCTGGTTCTTCAACAGCGCGTCGTACTTCTCATCAAAGATGCCTTGAATAACCATGTAAATTCCCACGACAAACAATATGATAATGATCAATTGCATTTAATCTATCATGATAAAAATAAAGCCTACGCGTTTACGCCCGTTTCTTCGCCTTCATCCACGGATCTTCGTCTGTGAGAGCCTCTGCGGTTTCAGAGACAACCGTCTCTTCTGAGACCACTTCAACAGAAGAAGTCGAGGCTGCCACCCGCTCCTCTTCAGCCACCTTCTCCTTCAGCAGTTTTGTCTTACGCGATGCGACTTCTTTGAGCTCATCAGTGCGAGCCTGGTAAAAGGCGTCCTTTTGGTCCTGATTCTTGCGATACTCTGACATCATGGTGTTCAGCGTCGTCTCCGCAAACTCCTGGTCCTGAATGTCATCAGGGTTGGGAGACCAAGGGCACCAGCACCCGACTTGGGCGATGTAGATGTTGTGGCGCTTGTCGGTGCGCTTCAGCACCTCGCTGCGAACTTGTGCCTCGCGCAACGTCTCGTAAACCCCACGCACTTTGATGCCGCGAAGCGAGGTCTGGAAATTGTTGGCCTCGTTATACTCCTTCTCCAGGGCCGGGTTTGTCAAAAACTGCAGCCAACGTTCTTGGAGCATTTCTTTGCTAAAGAGATAAGAGTGCATGTCTTGTACGCTATTGATCGCATCCTCTTCTGTAGGAAACTTTGCCTTCAGATCTTTGAAAAGGTTTCCCAAGTCTTCCGAAAACGCGTTCTGGAACTTTTGAAAGTAATAGAGCTCCTTTTTCTGGATCACTTCTTCGGGTGATAAGAAAGACAAGCAAACATAGTTCTGGCCACGTATCTCTTTGTCCTGTTCTAAGAAGTCTTCTTCAGAGCAGGGGGTCAGATGGGTCGACATAACAATATGAATATACTATCTAACCACGTTCCTTTTATATAGTGATCAGATGCGTACCAAAAATAAAATATTTTCTTCCATTATTATATAAAACTATAATGGGGCATTCTGATTCAAACTATTCGTTCGATTTGCGTGAGTTCATCACCCGGCTGCTCAAGTACGCGTTCGAGGGTCTCGTCGTGGCGATTGCTGCGTACATGATCCCTGGCAAGAAGATGGGCGCCGGCGAAATCATGCTCCTGGGCCTCGTCGCCGCTGCCACCTTCTCCCTCCTTGATCTCTTTGCTCCCAGCATCGGTGCTTCGGCTCGCTCCGGCGCCGGCTTCGGCATCGGTGTGAACGTCGTCGGTGGCCTGACCCCTGGCATGGCTCCTCGCATGTAAGCTCCCTAGATCGACTTAATGATCTGCCAATTTAATTCCCCACAAATCTTGCTCCATATCTGCTCTTGTTGATGAAGCTTCTCGCGATTTTTGAGAAGTGGAAAATAGGCCAAGTATTTGTCCTCTCCTAAAAGTTGCAGCATTTTATGGATGCAATAGCTATAGGACAAGAAGTTCTTTCTAGAAGGCGGGCTGTGTTTTAAGAAGGGCACCTGGATCAGCTCGAACATGTTTCGCAGCTTTTCTTCGAGTTCAGGAGATAGGTATTGATTCGGTATTCCAGTGATCCTATATGATATATAAGGCGTATGCTCATAGTATTTGTTGAGCTTCAGCTTTTTCAATATCTCTCTTATTTTTGCATGTGTAATATCCGCCATATTCGCTATCTTCAGCTTCTTGATCTCTAGCAATATGCTATTGAATATGTCCTCTGGTATCTCAGTCGTCTCTTTTCCCTGTATTTGATTGAGCCACTCATTAAAGTGATTCTTTCGCTTATAATTCAGGTAGCTGATCTCCTTCTGAGGTTCCTTATAGGAGGGTTTATCATTGTCGATGATAATGAATCGCACTGTGTAGCAGTCGTTGCAATACACCATGCCCTCTTGTATGAGCGTCGTCTGATCATCGGATTGACAGTATTCGCACGTCATGCGATCCTCATTGTCGTCGGTTTTAACATAGTTCTCGTCGGTCTCATATAGGTATTTGTCGTATAGCTTGCTCTTGTTAGACGAATCGGGTTCCCGATAGGTCACCGTTTTCACCTGCTGTTGTTCTTCAGAATCGTCTTCTTTCGAAGTAGCATCCGAGGCAAAAAAGTCAAGGATGCTTTTCCCGGATGTAGCCTTGTGAGTCGACACCTGCGCGTTTACCATATTTCCATTGTTTTCTAAGGCATCATAATAATTATATAGAATGTCGGCCGTTTTTGTATAATAATCTATCTCTGATTCTAAGGCCTGATCAAGTGGATTTTCACTTTCAAGCGAAGCCGATTTCTCGTATTGGGTCTTGAATAACTCAACCCGTTGTTGATGGCATGCATCTAATGTAATTTGTCGCTTTTCGTAATTACATTTTCGTTTTGAGTTAAAAGAGCCCTTATTTTTTTTCATATAATATATTGTACTGTACATGATGTGTCCTTAAATAAACAGGAGGCACCTCCCAATTGTTAAAAAGTTAATGTGTTTATTCTCCGAATTTTTTTTCTTACATAATAGTATAAAAACAATCAATCGCAATGGGTGGTGGACTTATGCAACTCGTAGCCTTAACTGGACGCCAGGGCTAAACAGTCAGCTGCCATCATCGGTTTCGCGAGACCACCATGATGGGAAAACAGTGTAAGATCGTGAATGTAGTTCTAACCCAGGCTACATATATAACTGGCTAGTGCTTGGGCTTTATGCCCCGGCGCGACATTCTCAAATTGCGGGAAAACCCTAAGAGCCTTATCTACCAAGCTATAGTTGAATGGAAAACAACGTAGTTGGATCCGGAGAAAGATCGGATATACGGTAACAACGATAAGGATTGGGCAATCCGCAGCGAAGCTCCCTCCAAGATACAAGGGAGAACGTTCAGAGACTAGACGGGAATGGGGATTTTGCGAAAGCAAACATCCTTAAGATATAGTCCGGCCTTGTAGGAAACTATAAGGAACTCCTGATGGCGCTCAGGACATTTACCTAGAAAGGATTTAGGGAGGAGTTCCCTAAAATCCGGTTGGGTTGAAAAGTAGCAGGGGTGTACGAAGCGAGATAAGTACATCAAAAACCCTTTAGTGGACTCTAAAATCTCATCCACAGCTGCTAGTAATGCCTAAGGCATTGCAACATCTTCAAATTCCGGCAAACCCCTAAAGTCGCAAATGGTTTAAAGTTAATAAGTTGTTGTACATTACAAAATGCATTGTAACACATGTAATCAAGATAAACCCATCACAAGTTTTGGCAAAAGTAGGACCACGTTCTGTAAAGATTGTGCGAATAAATACGCCAAAGAATATAGAGAGAAGAATCGTGAAGAAATTCTGAGGAAGAACAAAGAATGGTACTCTCTTTATGGTAAGGATTGGAAAAAGACATATGAGCAAAATAATAAGGAAGAGATAAGGGAAAAAGAATACATTCGATATCATTCTGACAACGATTACAGAATGCGAAAGGTATTACGAACAAGGCTATACAAAACAATGAAGGGTGATAAAACATCCAAATCAATGCTTTCATACATAGGCATCACAATTGAAGAATTTCGCAAGTGGATTGAATATCAGCTAACGGAAGGATTCACATGGGATAACTATGGAAGTCATTGGGAAATTGATCATGTCTACCCTTGTAGCAGTTTTGATTTGACCAATGAAGCAGATAAACAAATCTGTTTCAATTGGAAGAACATGCGTCCTTTATCTAAACATGCGAATAGTGTCAAAACCAATAGATTCTTGATGATGAAATCTTAAAACACAATGTCATTGTACAACAATATATTACTTTGAATCCCCAGTACCAAGTAACATAGGAAACTGTGTTATGGCGTGGAGCAGAAAACCACGGTATGGTAACAATCTGGCGAATAAGTTGATTTTTGAAATCAACAAAATGGGCAAGCACGGAGCCAAGTCCTACGAGTCGACAAGCCAAGACTTATGGATGCTGTCCAGAGACTATAAGGAGATGGGTTCGAGGAAGTTTAAGGCAACTTCCAATGACAACTTAAGATATAGTCCGCCCCCATAGGAAACTATGTGGAACCGGCGAACCGGTAATCCTCAAATCACCTCGACTTTGTAAGGGGGTGGAAAAGCAGTCGGTGAATGGAGATCAGGGAGACTTCATTCAGCAAAGACCGTTAGTGGTACCCTGATGTACTTTACGAGTGTACAAACCACAGCTGCTAGTGACAAGAACGCCGTGATTATGCGGCTGTTCCAGTTGCGACATTGTCAAATTGCGGGAACCCCCTAAAGCTTATGACTACCAAAGATGCATGGAAACGTGCATCTGGCCGAGATCTCCTCGGGTATGGTTAAAAGGTCATTTGATGCGTTGGAGCTTGAGTGCTTTAACAAAATGGGCAATCCGCAGCCAAGTCCTACATTTGCAAATGCAAACATGGATGCTGTTCAGAGACTCAATGGCAATGGGTAGTGGGGATCTTTGATCCCCGTTGCTTAAGATAGAGTCCAATCCCTATCAAATATCCCGAAAGGGAGGGTTTTCTCTTTGAAAACAGAAAAATGTCTTCAAAGTCGTCTATAGACGCCATACCAACTTCTCGATGGAGTCCATCGAGCAGACCTTCAACGGCACTGCTGATTTCGGCCGCAAGGTGACTTGCACGATCTCGCGTAACGGTGACCTTATCCACCGCATGTACCTCCAGGCTGCCCTCCCTACCTTGGTTGGTGGCCACTTCGTCAGCGACGTCGGTGAGGCCATGCTCTCCACGATTGAGCTCGAAATCGGTGGCCAGCGCATTGACAAGCACTACGCCGACTGGCTCCACATCTGGAACGACCTGACCCAGCCCAAGGGTCACCAGATGGGCTACAACACCATGGTCAATGGTGCTGCCAACTCGCACGGTGGCCTCACTGTCTACGTGCCCCTCCAGTTCTGGTTCTGCCGCAACCCTGGCTTGGCTCTCCCCTTGATTGCCCTCCAGTACCACGAGGTTAAGGTGAACATTGAGTTCAAGTCCTTCTCCTCTTTGGTCATCCCCACCGTTTCCACTGTCCCTGTCACCGCCGCCAGCCTCGGCTACTGCTCGCTCTGGGTAGACTACATCTATCTTGACACTGATGAGCGCCGCCGCTTCGCCCAGGTCTCGCACGAGTATTTGATCGAGCAGCTCCAGTTTACCGGTGACGAAACCGCCACGGGCACCAACAACAAGATCAAGCTGAACTTCAATCACCCATGTAAAGAATTGATCTGGGTCGTCCAGCCCAGCGCTTTCTCGGGTGCTCCCGGAGTGTCGCATGATCCCTTCAACTACACCGATGCTGTCACTTCTGGCAATCCCACCGGTGGCAACCCCGTTGTCACTGCCAAGGTGCAGCTCAACGGCCACGATCGCTTCGACGAGCGTGATGGTGCCTACTTCAACTTGGTGCAGCCCTACCAGCACCACGAGAACGTTCCCTCGTCTCCCGGTATCAACGTGTACTCTTTCGGCTTGAAGCCCGAGGAGCACCAGCCCACCGGCACTTGCAACTTCTCGCGCATTGACACTGCCACCCTCATCCTCCAACTCACCCCCGCTGCCGTCGCCCAGAACGTTGGTGGCTCGGCCTTCGTCCGCATCTACGCGGTCAACTACAACGTCCTCCGTGTCATGTCTGGCATTAACGCTGCGATTCGTCGCAGAACCTGTGCCAAACAGTCAGCTGCCAATTATGGTTATTGCAGTACCATATTGGATAAACAGTGTAAACGCAATCTAGGTTCACTAGTATATAACTGGCTAGTAAGTCTTCAGACTTGCAACAAAATCAAATTGTCGGGAACTCCCTTCAGAGCTTTAACTACTACCCCTGCTTGGAAACTTGCAGTGGGCACCCTGGGTAATGACCACGGGCATAGTAAAAACGTTAAAGATTGGGTAATCCGCAGCCAAGCACCCACAGTCCGTGTTGTATCGGACCGGGTGAAGGTTCAGAGAATAGATGGTTTTGGGGGTGAGAGGAATACAATCCTCTGTGATCCCTTAAGGTATATTCCGGCCCCATGTGAAAGCATGGGGGTAGAGACCGGGGCGGTCTCGCGTATTCCAATTAGTCTAAAAAACTTTAGATACCACATATGGTATTGTGTTCGCGGATTTGTTTTTAAGCAAACTATTTCAATTATAGTTTATATTACTTATACAACACAATTCTACTGTAAAGGAATCTCAAGCTTTGTAAGCAAATCTTCATACTCTGCCTTTTTTATTTTACAAAATGAGTACATTCGTCATCAATACATAAATAAGCTCTGTGACATATACCGAGAGAGACCTGATGATTTATTAAAGGTATTGCTCGCTGTCGGAAATAATCGGACAATCGATGAAAACGAAGTTGATCATCTAGAAAATATTCCATCACAACATGAATCGCAACCTCAAGATGTCCAAGCGATTCATCAACCAGTATCACAACCTCAACCGCCTTCAACACCCCACCCCCCTCCCGCATCCACCACGTTTCAAACCCAGCCTCTCATGCCCCTCTCTGAAGCCCCTCAGCACTCCGCGAACGAACTATCCGGCATACAACCAAACAAACGCAAACCTGCCGTTGTTCCAAGCCAATCAGATTGGCAAGATACTTGGAATTGTTAATATTCGTTCCACTATTTCTGATTTTGATGATGATGAAAGACATGTAGATACTATCTACACGTCTACTGGCAACAAAGATAGCATTTTCCTTACTGAAGTTGGTCTATATCGCCTGCTAGGAATGTCGCGAAAGCCTATCGCTCGTAAATTTCAGAAGTGGGTAGCGACAGTAATCCGTGAAATTCGCTTAACAGGTAGATATGAATCTGAAAAGAGTATGAAACAACAAATTGAAGAAAACAAAAAAGAATATGAACAAAAGATAGAGCTTACGCGTCATAAAACTCTCATTGAAACCAATCGTAATAAAAATGGTGTCTATGCAGGAAAGGTGAAAACTTTGGGCGATAGCATTATCATTAAACTTGGTAACACCAGCGATTTAAAATTGCGCGCATATGCTCTACATAGCACATTTGGATCATTTATGTTGATGGATTTCTTTCCATGCAATCGCCACATTGCACTTGAAACTGCAATATTGAAGCATCCATCAATCCAACAATATGCATATACTGAACCTATTAATGATGTAGTTTCAACTGAAACATTTTGCATACCCAACAATTATTACACGGAATTGATTGCTATCATCAATTATAAAGTAAGAGAACTCAATGATGAAACTGTATATCAGATTGAATTAGCAGAAAAACAACAAAAGATCCTTGATACACAATTAGAAATCACAAATAGGAACATTGAGATGCTTAAGTTACAAGCTGCGCTGCCCCCTTCCGATCATGTTATTGAAAGGACACTAACTGTTCAAGAGGTCCCACAACCTATTCCATTCACAATTAATGAACGTCGATTGAACTCAAGAGGGCATAAAATTCAGAAGTACACTCTTGATGGCAAGCTTGTGGATACATACAGTGGAATGCGTGATACTACACGGAAAGAAATCGGCTCATCCGATAATGGGATCAAACATGCAATTCTCAACAGCACTATCTATCACGGTCACAGATGGCTATTTCTTGAACGGTGCAAAGATGACAATACTGTGCAAGATATTGGTGAAAGTATAGCTGTACGTCTTCAGAATTCCGGCCTCGTTGCAATGATAAGCATTGACAAGACACATATCGTACAAGTATTCCCTGATCAAAAATCTGCTGGAAAAGCTAGGCAGTTTAGCTCTGCCGCCGCAATATCACAAGCCATCAAACTAAACAGACTTTGTAGCGGTCACTACTTTTGTTACTATAATGATTGCTCTGAAGATATGAAGACTGCTTATCTACAACATTCAGACTTACCTGGAGAACCAGCAAGATGCAATGCTTTTCCTATTAAGCAACTACACCCTATAACTCGTGTCTTAATAAAAACACACAACTCGATTGCAGATGTTCAAAAAGAATATCAAGCTTCAAGGATCACCCTCAAGAAAGCTATTGAGGACGGCACTGTATTTAAAGGTTTTGCATGGTCATATTAGCTTGTGTTACACAGAATAATAGATCTTCCCGACACCCATCTGCTCAATGGCTCGAGAACAATGCGAACATGGCTTCGACATCTTCAAAGCCCCCGCTTCGGTCTTGTAGCTCACGCGTACGACGTACAACTCGCACTCTGCCAGGAAGCCGCGCTTGTAATGCTTCTTCATCCGACACAGAGCGTCAACCTCAGCATGAAAACTCGACATGCTCTTCATTTCGCAGTCGCTCATATGGTTCCATCCATACGAGATGACCTGACCGTCATGGACGATCACGCAGCCGTGTTTCTCGCGCATCTCTGAATACATCGCCATCTTCTTCGCAAGCTCGATGTGCCGGAGCTGATGCTCCTTGACGCTCTTCATCATACTTCTTAATCCATGTACTAGCTCGCTATTTTTAAGTGACTGCAGTCCTAATAAGCGGCCCACGGCTGATATTCATCAATGGCCTGGTGTTGAGATTTAGGGAAAAACCCCGTATTCGAAACGGGAGAAGCCAACACGGGTTTCGGCACATCCGGTATCGCCTTCTCAGCACCTTCAGCATGCGCCTTATCATAGGCGTCTATTATCTTTTTTGCATTCTCATACTCATCTTTCGTGACATGACTATCGACTTTTCGTATGCTATGCGGCAATAAACAGAACATGCTCTCTTCGTGTAACAACGTAGAATTAATCACTACAAACAAAACCGTCAACGCTATAGAGATCAAAATGTTCCGTGTCGCGACATAAAAGATACAGAACAGAGTGATTCTTCGGACGAGATGATTTTTGAGCAACTTGTCTTGCGCCTTGCTGATATCCAGCGCAATGTATTTTGATCCGAGGTTCATGAGAAGCATACTAAATGCAGCCATATACGTATTCGCATTTAACGCATTCAAAAAATCCATTCCCCAAACCCTTGCTTTATTGATCTATTATGACATTTTTTACTTCATGCGCATGCCCAATTGCAATATCTGCTCCATCGTGCAGATCATCAAGATTCCGGAAACGACATACAACCCCAAGTCAATGAGCTTGTCTTGTTTGGACGCATCATAATCGATGTTGAGGGCGCTGCTGGAGCGTCGACGCGCAGGGGGGCGCACTTCGTCGACATCTTCGCGCCCATACTTGCGAAACCCACCTACAGAGTCATCATGGTCTAGGTATTTTTCGAGATACACGTCGTCATCGTCATCATCCATACGATCTGCATACGCATGTTCTTCCATGCCATCAACATCAACAGTCTTATAGGAAGCTATGCGTTGCTCGTCCGACGTATCTTTTTGGGTGCGTGTAGTGCGCCGAGACCTGTCATAGTACCCGGGTACTTCGCCGTAAACCCCCACGTCCATGCCAACAGGATCGTTGGATTGATCATAAAAGGGTTTCTTCGCCTTCAAGTTCTTCTTGGCGTATAGTTCACACAGAGGATCTTTCACTTTCTTTTTCTTCTTTGTGAAGTTCCCTCCCCACGCCTCTTCTAAAGTGCTGTAATTTGTGTTGATCACAGTCATTTAATATAGCTACAGAAAAATAAACAACTTAAACAGCATCCAATTTTCATTTTCGCACAAGCTTGTCGAAAGTTTAAATTCGAAGCTTTTCACAAATGTAATACAAACCGGCCATTCGGCTTATATTTTGTAGCATACTGTGAAAATGGGTGTCTGACCGCTGGTTTTCCAACCTCTTTTTTCATGCTATCATGCTGCACCATATAGGGCTCACCCAACGGGTCAAATTCGCTTCGACCATTGGCAGCAGCATACGGATCCCTCTCCTCGTCACGATGTCCTCTGCCCTCATTTCTATCCCCGCTCCTCTCCGTGTCTTTCTCAACACCCTTATCCCCGCTCTTGATTTCCCATGAAATATACAATATCTTCGGGAAAAAGTATTTCACCAAGAAACCGTTGTTCCTAAGCTGCGTAATGACGTATGCGGTGCATTGATTTAAATCAAACAATGGGACTCCTACGAGAAAAACAGGCACCTCAAAAAAGGTCTGAAACAGCTCTGTATCAGCCGCCTTTTGAATATGGGCGTAACATTTGCTCAATACTGCATCATAGCTACGAACCCGCTTCTGTTTTTTATGTTGAATCGATCTATATAAATCATAAATATTCATGGGCTTCAAATGTTGTTCCGGCTTATACAGCTCGATATCCATTAGCCCAGTTCAGTCTATTAGATATATATTTGAAAAAAAAAGACAACATATATATGCATATAAACAAACCATATTGAATTGATAATCAAGATAATCAAGATGATCAAAAATATAATATTATGTGGCGGAGGAATGAGAGGGTTCTTATTCATCGGCTGTATTAAACGATGGGCAGAAATGCGCATTCTGGATTCTGTACGCACTCTAGTAGGTTGTTCCGCAGGATCTATTGTATGCTTTTTGATAGCCCTGCAATTCACTGTCGACGAAATGATAGCACTCTTTGAGGATTTTACAGAGCAAATAGCTGAACGCGACTTTGAAACGGACTTAGATAACATATTAAGTTTTCCGGAAACCTACGGCCTCAACGACGGCGCCATACTTATCGATCTTGTAAAATTCGCCCTTAAACGCAAGCACGACATTGAGGACATAACATTCATGGATCTTGGTAAACGCTTTGGTCGCAATCTCGTTGTATGTGGTACAAATCTGACAACGTTTACAACAGACTACTTTAGTATGGACTCCTCCCCACAAATGAGCGTTATAACAGCAATACGTATAAGCTGTTCAATACCCCTTCTATTTACACCTGTAACATATAACGACAATATATATGTAGACGGAGGTGTGTACAGTAATTTCCCTTTTGAATATGTAACAACGATCGACCCTCTTAAACCACAAGAAACAATCGGCGTGAATATCGCCATTAAATACGATAAAATAGATAGCTTGTCCTCCTATCTAACCAATTTAATATGTAGTGTCACGGACAAGGCTGGAAAAGAAGATCACATTCGTACACTCCAATACGTATGCAATATCAATGTTGAATCAGTATCTACAACATATAGCATATTGAGCTTAAAAATAAAAAGGGACGAGCTTGATACCCTCATTGATGTAGGGTACAAAGCGATGTGTCAACATTTGGAGCTGCTACAAGCAGCTTCTAATTCAAACTCTCAACCCACTGATCCCATTTTTTCTTCAATCCACTAGCATTCCGGTCTCCTTCATATTTCACGTAGTTGCCTTTCCCATCGATGAACAATACGGTAGGGAATGATGACACGACGGATGTGTCACTCATCACATATTGCTTGATGTGCTCATCGTTTTTCTTGTCACTCGCTTCACGACGGTAGTATACGTGTTTCTCGGCTTGAACATTAGACATCCCTGAGAATTTCTTCCACTCCGCATCGAAACTTACGCAATGAGGGCATCCTTCCATGCTAAAGAAACGCGCAACAGGTTCCTCAGCATTGCCTTTTGCGTTCTCCATTTTCTCTACAGTTTTGTGGTGTTTAAGTGCAACATAGAGTGCTGTGCACAAGAGGATTGCAATGCCAATGATGATGATTAACTTCATTGTTTTTGTTGTTATTTAATATAGTGTTATATTTTTTATCACCGTTTTTATACTGCAACAAATGACACAGTATTTGTATCTATTCCAAGCTGTTCTATCGTAATGATATTGTTACAAGACACTACCATGTTAACATTATTCCATATAGGGTTCGTATCCATCATAAAGTTTGTAAGATCATTATTCGAAACAATAAGACAACGAGAATTGCAGTCTAAAAACCTGCTTAACCCATTTGAATCACTATATTGAACTACTGGATAGTCGGCATTGTACATCTGTTCATATAGATCAACTTTCGTATCACTATCTACAAACAATATGCTTTGATATATATTTTCATTTTCAAATACAGAGTCGATAGTTTGCATTATTTCCGACGCAGACAACATACTATTTTATTGCATATTGATGCAAACCTATTTAAATACTTTTGTATTCAATACTACAACACATGGATGTTGTAAGATATACATACGATGATTTTATGGCGGGCAAAAAAAATGTAGTAGTCTGTCCGCAGCTTCAGCAAAAGCTTGACGCTATGCTATCGTCTGCATGCTTTCAATCAATGCCAAAGGTAGAGATTCTATCGTCTACCCTCCGTTCAAAAAAACAGGTGAATAGACGTCACAAAGTTCAAGCCCCTCCTATTCGCAGGGCTATTTCAGAAGCTGACCCTGTAAAAGTTCTGCATAGTCTATTGAACAAGATGACAGTTGCAAATGCAACTAAAATATGTGATCAAATAGCTGCATTAGCTTCTAATCTAGATGTCAAACAAATTGTCGACATCATTCTCGAGCAGTCCTATAAACAAAGTGCCTATTGCAAACAATACATACAAGCTATACATCATTTCTTGCCAGAAAAGGCAGATGATGTAAATGCAGTGTTCACTAAACACTGCAATATGTTTATGACAGAATCTCTGTTCGAGATCGACATGGTAGAAGAGGTAGAAAGTTATGATGAATTTTGCAACAGAGTCAAGTCTCGCAGTCATACTCTTGGAAAACTCAAGACAATACTAGACATAATTGATTGCAAAGGGGTATCAATTCCTGCTACAATCACTATTTTCAATCAATGGTATATGGGAAAATGGCGCGGTCTTCTTGAAAACATAGATCGGTCTAAGCTGTTTGCGGGGATAGCTTCTCTAGAGTTATTCCTTGAAGGATACACATATATTTTAGCCAAACATTCAAGACATCTGTCAAATAAATTACACAGTGAATATGTGAAAACACTCTATGATGATGTCACAAAATATGAGTTTCTGCCGGTAAAGTTAAAGTTTAAGGTTATGGATATGATGGATTCGCTAAATAAGCGATATGTTCCGCCTCGCTCAGGGGACGTGAGAAGCAGCGACACTCGTGCTAGCGACACTCGTGCTAGCGACACTCGCAAATAAAAATTACAAAACCGCCTCTGCTCGTTTTTAAAAATATGACCCAAATTAAACACGAGGGATGGTATGATTTTCTCCCAAAGGATTTAAAAACGGCTGTCTTTCGTGTAACTGTTCCGGATATTAACAAAGAAAACGCCCTTCATGTCCAGGGATCAATAAGTCAAAACAGCAGCAAGGATATCGCAGGCATTATGTTCCAGAATTTTGATACTGATACAAAGACCATGCATAATATGGCGAGTATATCCATGAGAGATCACTTTGGTAACGCAACGCAAAATGGATATGGCGATCTGCTTTTAAAGACGACGAACCCAGATGTAGAAAATGTGCTGTCGGAAAGGCTCAGAATCACGTACAATGGTATGGTAGGAATCGGGACTTCAAATCCAATTAATACATTAGATGTTCATGGATCAATTAGCTCGAGTATATGGAATGTTGGCACTGTCCTAGTTTGCAGCCAAAACAACACAGCTACTTCGGCCACAGTTGCGATTGATGAATTGAATACGCTTCGCGGTATCAGGATGAATGTCCAACAACAATTAGATCTATTATCAAGCAATGTATCTGTTGGTGGAGGAAGTGGGAGCAACATATCTCTCCCGCAATTATCAGCAGATGTAGCTGTGATAACAGATAATAACGGCCTGCTAACGAGTAGCACGACTACGACCACTGAATTGTCGTACTTATCTGGCTTACGAGGTCCCATACAGTCGCAGATTGATGCAACGCAACCTACAATCACAGGCGCTGCATCTACGATTACTTCGGCCACTCTTCCAGTCAATTCAGTAGTAATGACTGACGACAACGGAAATATCACGTCAAGCAGCATAACATCGACCGAATTGTCATATTTGAGCAGCGCTACCTCGTCTATCCAGACTCAGCTTGATTCGAAACAGGCAACTGTCACCGGTGCTTTAACCACCTTCTTAGCAAACAATGCCACTGCAAATCGAGCCATAATTGCAGATGGGACAGGTAAGTTGAATGTGAGTCCTGCTACAGCAACAGAAGTATCCTACCTGACTGGAGCGACGAGCAACATTCAAGGACAACTGAATGCATTGAACATATTTGGAACCTCTAACAACAACGCCTACTTGCCTAATGGGTTTTTCGGTATCGGCACCAGCTCTCCATCTGTGCCGCTGACAGTGAGCGGTATGATTATGGGATCATCCTTTGCAACATCGTCGATGGGAACCGCTACGAATCCAGCGTACACGTTTAGCAACAACACGAGCACTGGTCTATTCGAGCCGATAGCAAACACATTGGCTGTATCAACACTTGGCAACGAACGTTTGCGTGTCGGTTCAAATGGCTATTTCGGAATTGGGGTAACAGTTCCTACAGCACCCGTCGAAGTGGTAACTGGTATATCGGTGGTTAACATGGGTTCGTCCAGATATTTCAATGCATCTTCTGGCACAGCTCTCTTGTCTAGCTCTAATTTCACCTCTACGGTATCGATTGTGAGCAATTCATCTATCTGGGTCAAGAACGGCTGGTCATTAATAGCCTCGTCGGATGAACGTATTAAAACGAACATCGAGTTAGCCAACTTATCCACCGTTTCAGATCTCTTTGACAATATCAACCTGTATCATTACAATTATATCGACAATGCAGATATGACACCAGAAGAGGCAGCCAAAGGCGTGTACGGGTTTATTGCGCAAGAAGTGCATTCCGTGTACTCGCCTGCAACGAATGTTCAATGTCAGGCAGTTCCTAGCGTATACAGCATGTCTTCTTCCTTATCTTGGGTAGGCGGGGATCAACATCTAGAGATTACTCTTCTAGTAGAGCATCATCTGACAGAGGGCCAGCGCATTGAATTCTATACAAAATACAGTGATACACCTGTGTCGGCCGCAGTAATCGGTGTATTTGATGAACACACCATTGTTGTACAAGTCGATCCAGAGCAGATCCACAACATCGATATTGCCGAAAGCGTATTCGTCTATGGTTATGTGGCCAACGATTTCCTGGCACTCGACAAAAACATGGTTATGGCTTTATGCTATGGACAAGTCAAGGAGCTTAAAAGCACAGTGGCATCTTTACAACAGCAGATCACTGCCCTACAACAACAAATGGCAGACATGAGTGGCAGTCATTGACATTAAAAATTGACGCGCGAACCCAACCTCATTTTTAAACTTCTCTTATATTAATAAATGGATTATAAAGATACCATCATTCATGCTCTTGAAGTCTTGTTGAAAGACAACAAGGCAAAGGGTGAGAACTTCAAGGTCAAGGCCTACTCCAATGCGATCCGACAGATCAAAATGCATACCGGACCCATCCGAGGTGAAGCCGACTTGACAGGCATCGGTGGCATTGGCAAGTCGATCCACGCCAAAATCGTCGAGGTCTTTGCTACGGGCCAGGTCCATCAAGTAGAAGCCATTCAAAATGATCCAGACAGCGAAACCATCCAAGTCCTTCAAGGGGTCGCAGGCATCGGTCCCGCCAAGGCCAAAGAACTCGTCCAGCAAAACATCCGCACGATCCAAGATCTGCGCAACAATCCAGCTGTCCTTAACGATAAACAACAGATCGGACTCAAGTATTATGACGACTTCTTGGCGCGCATTCCTCGCAAAGAGATGGACAAGCATGCGGCTGCAGTCGCCACTGTGATTGAAAAGATTAAGCCAGGGCTAGCCCATAATATCACTGGTAGTTATCGACGAGGTGCAAAGAACAGCGGGGATATCGATGTCCTGTTGTCATGCACCGATGAAGACTGTACACAGTTGCTTACAGGTATTGTGGAACAATTGCAGAAAGAAGGCTATCTATATGAGACGCTAGCCAAGGGAGACAAAAAATACATGGGTGTCTGTAAGCTGAAGCGACACAAGACCTTTCGACGATTTGATCTCATGTACGCCACCCCAGATCGCTACGCCTTCACGCTTCTCTACTTCACTGGAGACGGCGAGTTCAACATCCAGATGCGCAATCACGCATTGTCCCTAGGGTATTCTCTTAGCGAATATGGTCTCAAGTACACGAAGGGTGCTCGCAAAGGAGAACTTGTCAACGACACGTTCAATTCGGAAGAAGATATCTTCAGTTTCTTAGGGCTAAAGTACGTTGAACCGCAAAACCGTAAAGCGGGAGCACTATCAGTCTTGTAACAACAAATACTTGCTGCTATAAGCACTTGTCACTCCAGTGAAGCCCTCTTCGACATCATCCTGAGTTTTGCTCTGATTATTGTAGCGTGGCCGCATCTTGTTTGGGGTCTGGCGTAGGTTCTCAAACCCTTCTTTCACATGGGACTTCACAGCCGCTTTCTTTTTGGGAACATCTTCTTCGGCATCGGTCTCGCCGTCGTCAGTTTCAGCATCGGTCTCGCCATCAGTCTCGGCATCAGCATTATTTGATACAGTCTTCATTCGCGTTACAAGCGTCTTTCCTCCGCTTGTGTCTGCATCGCCTTCTTCGACAATAGTCTTGAATTTGTCAACTACATTCTTTTTATCTTGTCTGTCACCGGTTGTTTTTTTACTAGAAGCTTCCTTGGCTTTGTTGTTATCTACAGCTTCCTTGGCCTTGGCCTTTGACTTTTCAATTAATCGATTGCGGAAGGCTTCTGCTAGGACGTCGCTTGCTCCATTTGATTTCTTTTTAGAATTACCAACAGTAACTTCAGCTTCAGAATTCAAGTTATCTGTCAAGGTTTTCAACTTGACAACCGTATCTGTCGCATCTTTGAGAGTCATTTTGAGGTGGTTCACCTGTTTTTTGATATCTGCATCATCAGAATTATCGAATTTCTCAACAGTCTGTTTTTTGCCCTTGTTGAATAGATATATAACTGACATGAAGCACAATAAAACAAAAAACAAGACTAAAATGCCTTTCCACATTTTTATATCTATAGGATATAATTTATTTCCAGCTTCACTGCGGCTTTTTTGCAAAGAGCCAAATTAAATATGTTAGACAATTATTAGACAAATGATCAAGCCAGTAGTGATATTGCTCGATTTTGATGGGACAATCGTAGGAGATGTCGAATGGCTCGTTCATGAACGAAATTTGTTACAGATGATGCAGTTTAAATATAATAGCACAACCCAGATTATAAGAGATTTATCAAAGGGGCTCATTCGCCCTCATTTCAAGTATTTTATCACGGAGGTGAAAAGACGGTTCCCATTTGTTGAATTTTTCATCTACACTGCTTCTGAGAAGAAATGGGCCGAGTTTATCATACCTAAGGTTGAACGTGCGCTGGGTCTGAAGTTTAATAGACCTATTTTCACACGAAATCAATGTATCTTGACAAACGGGCATTACAGCAAACGTCTCAATGTCGTCAAACCCATCATTCAAAAGAAACTCGCCCTAAAATACGGCACTACAGATTGCCAATCTATGATTTTAATAGACAATACACCAATGGTGTTGAATGAATATCAGCAGCAAGTTACCTGCCCGAGCTATGACTATGCTTATCCTCTCAACATTCTGCGAAACTTTCCAGAGACGTTCTCGATCGAAAGAACATGCGATTACTTAGGACGCATTTATTCGGAATTTCGCTTCAAAAAACCGATCAAGAATTCTCAGCGATTTTGGTCAGAGTACTATGAATTTATGGCCACAAAATACAAGAAAGCATACAAGCATAACAAGGCGCGCGTATATTTGAAAGATATGTACTGGAAAACGTTCACCGACGCTCTATCAAAAATGAATTTAAGCACAATGAATTCATATGAATTAAAGGACGCGTGCCAAAACATACAACATGGAAGAAACGATCATCTCCTTTGATGTGGGCATTAAAAATTTGGCGTACATGGTCTTGAAAATCTCCTCAGACGGAGCCCGGATTCATTCTTGGGATATCCTCCCTTTAGTTAAGGACGATGAAAATGCAAACAAAGTAGGAGTCGATACGCTTAGCGTTCGTTTGTTTAATGAATTAGAAACTATGTGGAACGCGCTTCCTTCACACCACGTGCATGTGATCATTGAAAACCAACCCGCATTAAAGAACCCGGTGATGAAGACTATCCAAGTGTTGATCTATGGATTCTATACTTATAAGCGCACTTTTATGGCATCTGAAAGCACATCCGTAAAATGCATTCGTTTGATGTCAGCTACATCGAAACTTAAATTGGGGAAAATTGTCGATGTGCAGCTTGAAAAAGAACCCTCTTCCAAATACAAAAAAAACAAATTGCTAGGGATCGCTTACGCAACCGCATTTTTGCCACAGTGTTTAAATCACGCAGAACACACAACGCATTTTGAGAGTCACAAAAAGAAAGACGATCTAGCGGATGCCTTTTTGCAAACGGTTGTATATGTTCGTGAAAATGGGTGGATGACATTTGTGAATGCAAATAATAATAACGCAGAGCGCGTTTCATAAGGTACTTAAAGTTTCTTCTTGAACAATAACTATTCAGTTAGTGCATTGAATGCAATCCCACGATGTCATATCTGTGAATCTAGAGAACCCGCGACATGTCATCGACATATCCCAGCCACAAATGGTCCGAAAGGATGTCATGGTATCTGGTGGAAATGGGAATAACTATGCCCAAAGACCCAACTTTATCCCTCCTAACTTAAATGTGATAAATGATGCATCGCTTGGCGCAGACCTTCTGATGAACCCGAAGAAGCGTATTGATACCATGAGTGTGGCTAGTTCAGAAGACGATCACCGCGGTGGCGGCCATTACTATGACAGTGGTTCTGGCTCGGGTTCCGGATCTGGTTCGAGTTCAGTTTCTGGCTCGAGCTCTGCGTCTGGCTCGAGTGCTGATACTGCATCGGATGTATCAGAAAGCGAGAGCGGTGACAGTGAAAAAGGATACTTCCAACGACAGGTAATGTCGGAGGAGGATATTCTCAACAAAAAGAAGGAGCTCCTGTATCAATTTGATCGTTTGGAGCGCAAGGGTGTGCGTCTGCCTCGTAAATTCAACCTTGCTTCGGACCTGAATGAAATGCAGGCGGAGCTCGATAAGATTGTTCGCGAAAAACAGGTGGACGCCAGTGTCAAATTCCAACGGCGCATTTTGGTCACGGCGGCAACGGGTCTCGAGATGCTCAATTCGCGGTTCGACCCGGTAGGTGCGCGCTTGGATGGGTGGTCGGAGAGCATTAACGATGGCATCGACGAATACGATGAAGTGTTTGAGGAACTCTATGACAAGTATAAGGGCAAGGCCAAGATCGCTCCTGAGCTCAAGCTGCTCATGATGCTTGGTGGCAGTGCATTCATGTTCCACTTGACAAACAGTATGTTCAAGTCATCAGCAATGCCAGGTTTGGATCAGGTTTTGAAGCAGAACCCTGATTTAGCCAAACAGTTTGCAAGTGCTACAGCTAACTCGATGCAGCAGTCTGGTGCCGACCCAATGGGACTCGGCAAGATGTTCACGGGTATGTTCAAGCCACCGCCCCAACAAGCCCCTCCTATGCCATCAAATCCCATGGGCCAACCAATGGGAGGATCCCAGGCTCCCCAGAATCGTCCTCGACCCACGATGAAAGGACCTTCTCTGGATAACATCCTTGCAGACCTCGATCAAGGCGACCGCTTAGAGACGATGAGCACATTGACCGAATCAGAGATTTCTGAACTCCCTGATGACGGTAGCATCAGCGGCCTCTTGATTAATAAGTCGAAGAAGGGGCGTCGCACATTAAACTTTTAAATAAGGTAAGCACCATTCATTTTTAACCCATCGTTTTAATGCATTATAAACTGGTAAACTAAATCTATGCCTATTGTAGAAGTTCTGTCTCTTTGCAGAACAAATGAGTGTAGGCTATGGAGCAACGTCTATTAATAGGCTCGGACTCGATGGTTATGGCGTCGTCGGTTCACCGTCGTTGTCTTATATTTCACTCATCTCGAATCAGACTTCCGTTTTAGGTTATTTGGCAGGAAACAACGCGCTATCAAAAAATGCAACGTACGTCGGGTACAACGCAGGTTTCGTATCTACTGGTGACGAAAACGTGTTTGTCGGATACCGCGCTGGTTATGCAAACATTACCGGAAATGGAAACACATATATTGGTTCATATACCTCTCAAAGTGCAATCAATGGTGTTTTCAATACGGCTCTCGGACACAGCGCATCGTCAGGAGGTAGTTACGGTACATCTATCGGAACCAACGCCAATTCTGTCGGTAATTACAGCATTGCAGTAGGCCCCTCGTCTATCGCAGGTGTGGACTATGCCAAGGTCGTTGGGTACGGATCGAGTAATTCAGGTAACAGCAGTGTTGTCGTCGGTGATTCGATTCTGAATACGGGTAACAACTCTTTAATCATTCTCTCTCGTTCCTTTGTAAGAGGCCGCACGTACGCATTCAAAGAAGACAACTACTTCAATTTGGACGACATTCTGTTCGGTATCAAAACAGACACGCTCTTCTTTGCGCCGAACATGCATATGAAACAGTCGTTGATTGTTGATGGTGCTGTGCATTTTTCATCGTTCAGCATTAGCGATGCAGGAGATGCCACGTTCTCAGGTCGTTTATATGTCCAAGGAGGCTTCTTCCAAATGGGTGATGTCAACATCACGCAACTCAGCAATCTGCTAGTGCTAAGCGGAAACATGTTGATGCAATCCAATTTGGCGGTAGCTGGAGACTTTGGTCTGAGCAACAATGCGACGATAGGCGGTACTCTTGCAGTAGCTGGAGATACATCGATTGGCGGGAACACGACATTATCTGGGAACCTGCAAACGCTTCAGGCCACAACCCTGCAGGGGACGTTGACAGCCAATAGCAATATGGTGCTTGTCGGAGATTTACTGGCAAAATCTAACTTCTCCCTGTCATGCAATGCCTTAGTCGGTGGTTCCACGACCCTTCAAGGAACGTTAACGGCCAACAGTAACATGATTCTTGTCGGAGATCTACTAGCACAATCCAACTTTACGTTATCTTGCAACGCCTACATCGGTGGTGCGACGACGTTGCAAGGCACCGTCACAGCCAACAGCAATCTCACACTCGCAGGAACCTTCCTGTCTCTGTCGAATGCCACCATCGTTGGCAGCGTCGTGGCCGAAAGTAACTTGTCGCTGTCGTGCAACGCATATGTTGGTGGTTCGACGACCTTGCAGGGCACTGTGACCGCCAACAGCAATCTCACTCTAGCAGGTACTTTCCTGTCCCTGTCGAATGCAACCATTGTGGGAAGCGTCGTAGCCGAAAGTAACTTATCGTTATCTTGCAACGCCTACATCGGTGGCTCGACGACCTTGCAAGGTACTGTCACAGCCAATAGCAACCTGACACTAGCAGGTACTTTTTTGTCCCTGTCGAATGCAACCATTGTGGGAAGCGTCGTAGCCGAAAGTAACTTATCGTTATCTTGCAACGCCTATGTAGGTGGTTCAACGACATTGCAGGGTACCGTGACAGCCAATAGCAATGTAGACATCAAAGGAGAAATTGTAGCAAGCTCCAATGTCACAGTCTTTGGAGATGTTTCCATTCATGGGGCTCTCAATCTTGGACAAACATCATTGAGTGACACAGCACTTGTTGTGAATGGCCCTCTCACAGCCAATGGTACATTCACCGCAAATTCAAATGCAATTATTGCAGGTACAACCCAATTTTATTCCAATGTGATTGTCGATGGTCCGGTGAATATGAACAGCAACGTCACAATCAAAGGCCAGCTTGAAGTGAAACAAGATATCCTTGCCGACACGAATGTGTGGATTGCCAACGATTTGCATGTGGCAGGCACGATTTATACGGTCGGCTCTAATCTATGGATCGGTCACGATTATTTGACATCGAATGTACACGGAAGCAATATTTCGATTGCAGATTATGCATTTGTAGGCGGAAGCCTTGAAGTGCTCGACGGCATTTCATTAACAGGCGACTTGAACACAAATGATAATGTAAACATTCTCGGTGATCTCAACGTCTTGGGCAAAGTCAACTTTAGCAACAGTTTAGCGATGTCAGGCAGTTTCACGACCCAGTCGAACCTCACCGTCGCATGTAACGCCTTGATCGAAGGCGCTGCTCATATTCTGCAAAGCACAACGATCGAAGGCACTGTCACTGCTCACAGCAACATGACGCTCTCAGGGACTTTCTTGGGCCTTTCCAATGCCACCATGATCGGTAGCATCCTGACCCAGTCAAACCTCACAGTCGCATGCAACGCCTTGATCGAAGGCGCCACCCACATCCTGCAAAGCACTACCCTAGAAGGCACCGTCACCGCAAACAGCAACATGACGCTATCAGGGACTTTCTTGGGTCTCTCGAATGCCACCATGATCGGCAGCATCCTGACCCAATCGAACCTCACGGTCGCATGTAACGCCTTGA